AAGTTCGGATCCTAAGCGATACGACTTGCCCGGATACGACGCAGTTGCGACTGCGGGCGACGGCGATCACTTCGTGCAATCAAAAGCCGACGCGGCTTTCGCATTCTTTGCGCAGGCGTTGCAACACAGCAAAGGCAAGTGGGCTGGTCAACCCTTTGAACTTCAGCCGTGGCAGAAGGCGATCGTCGGCAACTTGATCGGCTGGCAACGCGCCGACGGCACGCGCCGCTATCGCTCGGCATACATCGAGGTCGCCCGCAAGAACGGCAAGAGCACATTGATTGCGGGCCTCGCGCTGTGGTCGTTGCTCGCCAGCGGCGAGAACAGCCCCGAAGTTTACTGCTGTGCATCAAGTCGAGATCAGGCGGCGATCGTCGGCGACGCATGCAAGGCGATGATCCGTGCGTGTCCTGCGTTGTCGAGCGTGCTCGAGATCTATCGCAACACGATTACATGCGCAAAAAATTCGGGCAAGATCGAGATCTTGTCTAGCGAGTCAGGCTCAAAACACGGTCGATCAGGTTCAACTTTGATTTTCGACGAATTGCATACTGCCCCAAATCGTGACTTGTGGAATGCAATGCAAACTTCTGTCGGTGCTCGACAAGAACCACTATCAATCACAATTACAACTGCGGGTTTTGACAAACATTCATTGTGTTATGAACAGCACCAGTACAGTCAGAAAGTCCGTGCAGGCACTGTCGTAGATCGATCGCATCTTCCTGTTTTGTTTGGAGCACCCATTGATGCGGATTGGAAGTCGCCTGCTGTGTGGCGTGCGGCTAACCCTAATTTGAATGTCAGTGTTGACGAATCGTTTTTAAAATCACAATGTGATCTTGCGCAAAATTTGCCAGGACACGAAGTAAGTTTCAGACAACTTTTCTTGTGCCAATGGACAGAGACAAAGAAGCGCTGGATCTCGCTCGAGTCGTGGGCCGCGTGCGCCGCGCCCGAAATTGACGAGCAATACTTTGCGGGCAAGGACATCATAATTGCATGCGACTTGTCCACCACAACGGACTTGACTTCCGTGGCTGTGATCAATGTCGACGAAGATGAGAATGTCGCATTTCTTTCATACGCATTCTGTCCCGAGAACGGCATCCGCAGACGAGCGCGGGTCGATCGAGTTCCCTACGACACTTGGGCATCGCAAGGATCATTGATCGCCACGCCGGGCGATGTCGTCGATTACGAATATGTGGCGCAGAAGATCCGCGACATCTCCAAGATTGCACGCTCGGTCAAGGCTGTCGGCTACGACCCTTGGAACGCAACGCAGTTTGCAGTCGGGTTGCAACAAGAAGGTCTGCCAATGCTTGAAGTGCGACAAGGTTATCGCAGTCTCTCAGAAGGTTCTAAAGCACTCGAGGCACTCGTCCTCGGCAAAAAATTAAAGCACGCCGCGCATCCAGTAGCCGACTGGTGCATGGCCAACACGATGATCGACACCGATCCCGCAGGCAATATCAAACCATCGAAAAGCAGTTCGACGGAGCGCATCGATTGCATCGCCGCGCTCGTCACGGCGCTTGCGTGCATGGTGCACAAAGACGCAGACAACAAGACATCAATCTACGAAGAAGGAAATATGCAATGGGTCTAATCGATCTCATCACACGCGCACTCGGCAAAGCCCCGCCTCGATCTATGTTCGAGGATACAACTCCAATCGGTCAACCGATCTCAGGCGGCATCCAGTCCTATGTGAGTTCTTGGGCTTGGACTGGCAAGACGATCTCGCCCGACAACGCAATGGAGGCTCCGACTGTCTATGCGTGCGTGCGATTGATCTCGCAGACTCTTGCTCGCATGCCGTGGCAAGTGTTGCGCAACAGCGCAGACGGCGCAAGCAATGATGTCACGCATCCTGTGTATCAGTTGCTCAACGGCGAAGCCAACGAGGACATGACATCGTTCGTGTTTCGTGAAGCGCAGATTTCCGACTGCCTGCTGTACGGCAATTCGTTTGCGTACATTATGCGCTCTGCGGCGGGCACACCAATTGCGCTTGAAAGGCTTCGACCAGATCTCTGTTATTTGCAGAGAGATCCGCAGAATCAACCCTACTACCAATACTGGACAGGCAAGGCAGACGAGAAGGCATCCGAGGAAATCAAGCAACGAAAATTTAGACCATACGACATTCTCCATGTCGTCGGGCCATCTGCCGACGGCTTACTCGGCGAAGCACCGATCCATCGCATGCGTGACCTGATCGGTATGGAGTTGGAACTACAAGAGTTCACATCTCGATTCTTCGCCAACAACTGTCGCCCCGCTGGCGTGCTTTCGATGCCGGGCAGACTGAGCGCAGAAGGCGCAAACAGATTGCGCGAGGCATTCGCTCGCGTGCATTCGGGCGCACAAGGCGCGGGCAAGGTTGCGATTCTTGAGGAAGGTCTCAAGTACGACGCAATCAGCACCAACGCCAAAGACAGCGACCTTGACTCGATGAAGAAGTTCTGTCGCCAACAGATCGCGGCCGCATTCAATGTGCCGAGCCATCGCGTCGGCGACAACGACGGCGTGTCGTACTCGTCAGCCGAACAAGCCAACGCTGTGTTTGTGCAGAGCACACTGGCGGGTTGGGCTGCTCGACTCGAGCAAGAAGTCAATCGCAAGTTGATCAGGCGCGGCGACGATGTCACGACCCGCATCTCATTTGATGATCTGTTGCGCGGCGACATGAGCACACGCTTTAGCGCGTATGCCGTTGCCGTCACTAACGGCATCTTGACCCCTAACGAAATCAGAGCGCGTGAAGGACTGCCAGCCGTCGATGGCGGCGAGTCGATCCGCTTGCCTCTGAACACAAGCACACCGACGGCGGCTGCACCTGCTTCGCCGAATGTAACAACTGAAACCGAAGCACAGTTTGAGCAGTCGCCGTCGGATGTTGTGCCAGCGTCGGTCGACATTGACCCGACTGAGTTGAAGTCGACCGTCAATCCACTTGACCGTGCAGTTGACTTATTCTTTCCTTCCGCACTTGCGGCGATGACGCGATGCTGTGAAGCGGAAGCCAAGTATCTCAAAGGATGCCGCACAAAAGAAAAGGTATCCAAGTGGATACCCGATGTCGCACGCATAGCAAGCGAAATCGCACCGATCATGCGCGGGCTATTGGTTCTGCAAGGTCACAGCGACCGCGCTAGCGATGGCATTGCTATCGCCAACGCATTCGCAGAGTCGATCAAGACCGAGGCACGCAATGCCGACTGGCACAACACAGGACACACCGAAACGGCCGTGGCTCTCGCCACGCGCCTAATTCAAGAACTCATTCAAACCAACAAGGAGCAACTATGAGCAACATTGAAACCCGCAAGGCTGGCGCAGTACGCATCGAGCAAACCGAACCACAGCCAGGAGAGCCGCTACGCCTCAACGGCATCGCCGCTAATTGGGAACGCTACGACATGGGCAACTGCTACGAGCGACTTGAGCCGACCTGCTTTGACGCATCGATCAAAGCCGACGGCGACAAGATTGCCTTGCTTTGGAACCACGACACGGCGAAGCCGATGGGCCGCGTGAGCGCAGGCAACCTCAAGGTTTACTCTGATCGTTCGGGTCTGTGCTTTGAGTGCGATCTGCCCGACACCGACACAAGCGAGGAAGCGCACGCGCTGGTGCGTGCAGGCATTGTCACGCAGTGCTCATTCGGGTTTATCTGCTTGAAGGAAACCTACGAGCCACCGATCAAGGGCGAAACCAAAGGCACGCGGGTCATTCATCTCGCCAAGTTGCTTGAGGTGTCGGTCGTGACATTTCCCGCCAACCCCGCAACCAGCGTCGAAGCCCGAGCCGAGCAACCGAAAGCCAAGGCGCGAAAGATCTATCTGCCTCCTCCACAATTTTGATCTAGACCCCTTGCGAGCGAAAATCCGCTTGAGATAATGGGGTCATAACTGAATACATCCTCGACCGACAGTGCCTGACGCTGATCGATCACGAGAGTGGACTTCCGCGAACTCCCCGAGAGCACGCAGGTTCAAAAGCGTACTTGACCTTCCGCATTTTGACCGCGTGTTTTCTTTTACACGCAAGGAGTTTGAATTATGAACAAGAACCAACTCGACCGTGGCGGCGAAGAATACGGCCACCTTTTCAAGAATTATTTATTGCGTGGCGCTAAGGGCATGACCGACTCTGAGTTGCGTGCTCTCAGCGAGACCAGCGGCGGCACTGTCCTATTCCCGACAATCTATTCCGACAAGTTTATGGAATTTTTAGGCGACGACCAAATCCTTGGTCAAGTGCAAAAGATGGTGATCAAGTCGTCCACCTTCTCAATCCCAATCCTGACTCCAGTGGCTTTGCAGGGCGGGTTCAGTTTGCAAAAGAACCCTGGCGAAGCGGGCACGATCATCGATGCCACAGCAACATCGCAAACCACAGTGACCGTTCCAACGATTGCACTGCCGGGCACGACGACATCGGGCACGGCGACATCGACGCTGGCGCTCAAGCGCATCAGCGTGATGGTGAAAGTGTCAAACGAGTTGCTTGAGGATTCGGTCGGGCAGGGAGACGCAAGCGTCGAGAGTTTCATTGTGCGTCAAGCGGCCGCAGATATTTCAACTCAAATCGTCAAGCAGATTCTTGTGGGCAATGCGACTGGAACACAGACCCAAGGCACGGCGAGCGTGGTCGGATCTGATTCGTGCCACGGCATCTACTCAACTTGCAGACGATACAGCCGCCAATACCCGACGAGTGATTTCGGTGGTGGTCTCAGCAGCACAGCGGTTCGTGACAGCATTCAGTCAATTCTGTTTGGAAACACAAACGCGCAAACATTCCCGACTCAGTATTTCAACCGAGCGACACTGATTCTAAATTCCCAACTTGGTCGAAGCACGGCCACTACTGGAGTTCAAGGATTACAGATTGTTTCAGCCGCAAATGCACAAGCGGCATTTGCATACGGCAGCGATCGCAAAGTGTTTGGCGTGCCTTGGTGTTTGCAAGATATGAGCATCTCAAACACTGGCAATGCAGTAATTGCCAGCGGTCAGGAGCCGATGGCAATCCTTGCGGATCTCACACGATATCTATTTGTTTCAAGCAGCGAAGGCGCAACAGTCACAAAACTAGGCGAAACATTCGCAGAAAATAATCAGACGGCTCTGATTGTTTCCATGCGTTGCGCTGGCGTTCTCGCAGATGTAAAGGCTGCAATGGCTTACGGACTCTCTTAATTAATTATTTCACAGACATTCACCGTCGAGCGTGCGTGTCTGTTGCCTCAGCGTTGAGGTAATCGACTCTCGCTCGACACAACAAGAAGGAATTTTATCATGGCAAACGATAGTGGATACAAGGCACTAGTAGAAAAGATGGGCGCTGTGTACGCCGAAATGAAGAAGATGTGCGACGACGCTA